CATATCGTGAAAAGAGCTTGTCTCTCCTTCACCATGTTCTTCTTCTTCTACATCTGGATCAAAACTTGCATGATGGTTAGAAGTCATTTCACCATAAGGATCGGCTAAAAACTCATCACTATGGAAGACATTACCCATAGGCTCATTCTCAAGCTCATCAATATAGTCAGGTCGGCTCATGTGCTCATCTTCCTCTTCTTCCTCAACTTCGCCGCCTTCAGCAAATTTAGTAGCCTTTAAAAACTTTTCATACTCAACTGGATCTAAAGACATTTTATCGTGTTTCTTTTTCATAATCATTCTTTCGGGAGATACAGCTTCTTCTTTGTGATCAGGATGAAGCTTTTTATTTCGTGGTTCTCCTTCATGTGGGTTTTCTACGCCGGGGACTAATCCACCTTCAGCATAACATCCCATAGCACACTTTACAGGTCCACCGTGGGCGCACATTACTTCGCCACCTTTGGCCATTTTCTGTGCTTTTCGTTTTACAGCGTATGCAATCGCTACAGCTTGTTTTTGAGGTTTTCCGTGTTCCATTTCAGTTTTAATATTTTCTTTAAAAGTTTTTTCAGATTTACCATGTTTTAGTGGCATTTTAGGTCCTTTTACTGCAAATAGCTAAAAAAGCTACTAAAATTGCCTATAAACACACTACCACTCACCAAAGTCATTGTTTTTATTAGTATCTTCTAAATTCTTGAAATACTCTTCTGCCTGCTCTTCCATACGGGTAATTTCTTCTAACTGCCATTCCTTTGACCCATACTTAGGCTTAATAGCTACAGGTGCGTGGGTGTAGGAATAGCTTTCTCTCCATGCGTATAAAACAGCTTCGCAAATGTCTGAGTGGAACCTACGGCTAATAACTTTCTTATCGGGCGTACTTTTGTCTAAATCCCATTCCACTCTCATACAGTCATGAGCAAATACTGAATCTTCCTTAGCTTTAAGTCTACCTGTGCGTAAAGCATCATTCATTAATTCTATGTACTCTACTTTCCTAATCTTTTCAGCTGGTTGTACTGATATCTTATAACGCTTTGATATTTCTTCAGAAATCTTTTTACCTAAACCGCCTGTGTCAACTACGATCTTACTAAAATCGTATTGCATTCTAAGTGTCTCTATTTGTTGAACAAGCTCCGTAATACCTTGATGCTTTGTGACAACTTCTTCGACAAGATAAGTCGAAGGGCTAGATTCACTCCAAGCAAGAACACATAAGGCATCAGCGTCATTATAACCCAAGTCAACACCAAGAATGTAATTCCATTTAACGATAGGTAATTCATCATAATCATTTATATGTTTACTGTAATGATATACAAGAGAATCTACATCCAACACCCATTTACCAAACCACTCTCTTTGGATACTTGGATTGTCAGCTGTCACACCACGACGTTTTAATTCTTGTTCAAATACTTGCTGATGCGACATCCCAGACTTTTTAGATATGAAAGGATTATCCCAAAAACCCCAAGAATGCTGAGACCAATCTCTGCTGCGGCTACATACATAAAAATACCCACTAGGAAGAACACCAGGAGTACCGATAAGGCAAAGAGTACCGGCATGATCAAGCAAAGCAGGGCCGATAATATCATTAACCAATTCATCAATAAACGAAGGGAATGACTGACATTCGTCAATATAGACTTTTTTGATCGCAAGTCCTCTGAATTTTTCAATTTCACTTTTATCAGCTGCTCCTGTGCAATAGATAGTCGAACCTGAGGGAAAAGTCACAGATAGCTCAGAAGAGTTAAATACGCCTCCCAATCCAAATTGTCTATTTATTTTTTTGAGTTCCGGCCAAACAATCCGCTTAGCATTGCTACGAGAAAGAGTAATGTAAACACAAATAGTATCCTGGTTGTTTACAGCAGTATGAACAAGGTCGGCAGCACAAGACACCGTCTTACCTGCACGGCGTGTTGTAACTGCCACCTTGAATCGGCTAGGGTCTGCAACAAACTTTAATTGCTGATCAAATAGAAAATCCTCAAGCTTAAACGGTTTGCTCTTACGTTTTTTAAGCTCACCTAATACATGTTCAAGATTGGGTTTCATTTAATAATTCTTTTGCCAGCTTTTTAAGCTCGTCATCTGGTACTGCTGCTAGTTCTTCTTTTTGCTCTTTTTGCGCTTTAGACAAATCTGTCAATAATTTAACATAAGCTACTAAATCACGGGCAGACTTATCTGAAAGCTTCCTAGTAGACACTTCTTGGTAAATGTGATTTATATCACGCTTTACCGCGTCACTAGCTTTTTTGAGCAGTTTGTTTAGATCGTCCACTCTGTACCTCTGGTGCTAAAATTACTGATTTAATATTTGTCAAGGGAATAATAGCACTGATACCACGGCTTTCTACAAGCACTCCATTAGATTCCAAAGACAAAGATACATCAGGATGCTTTTCAGGGAAAATAGAAATAGCACCTAGAACGGATGTTCCGGGGATTGTTATAGCATTAATGATTTCTACTGATTTTACTTTCATACCACTCCTAAACAAAGGGATCAAAATCCCATTCTTTTGGTTTTAACGATCTCCCTACTTTAGTGAGATGCGTACAAACATTTATATTTTGAGGCATAAGCATTTTAGCTATGCCCATTTTTCTCCAAGCTTTCTTTACAAAAAGCCAATCAAGAACATTACCACGGTAGCAAACATAACCAAGAATAACATCAGGATCTTCCTTTAACGCTGCTACTTTGATTGTACAGTGTGGGAGCCTTTTTTCCAAAGACACCTTGTAATTGGCAAAGAAAGAATCTTTTTTAATTCTACCAAACCAATCACACCCGTGATACAAGCCTAAAAGCCAGGTGGAATATATCAGAGGTAGGTCTTCTTCCCTAACATCTCTAACCAGGATCATATTTGATGTAACTTGCATATCTTCTAATTATCCTGTTTATAGTGTTAGTATGTAACTCTACCGCTTCCGATATTTCCTTAGCAGGTCTACCTTCACAATGCATCTTCCAGATTTCTTTATCAATCTTACGTTTGAATTTAAAATCATGAAGCATTTGACCGGCTAATTCAAAATACCTCTGCTTTTCCAAAAAGGATTGGGGAGTCCACATTTGTTGAAAATGAAAACTATCCCAATGAATTAACGGATGGCCAGGGACATCGCTGTTCTCGATATCCTTAAAGCCTTTATCCGCTAACTTTTTGTACCACTTCTTCTGTAGCTTTTGAAATTCCTTCTGCGTCATTTGCTTGCTCTTTCTTTGGCGCTTTGTCAGGATGCATCAGATAAAATGCTAGCTCGTTTGCTTTAGCTTTTCTCATCATTTTGCCTAGAAGGTCTGCGTCAAACGAATCTTCATTTTGAGGCAAATGTTGGACAAAAGCTGCAAATAGCTTTTTGGTGTCGGCATTAACTTCAAATCCTTGTGAGGATAGAAATTGCTCAGCCTGTGCTTCAAAAGCTTCTGGGGTTTGAGCTAACTTAGTCAGTCTGGCTTTCCGAAACATTCTCAGCTCCTTGTTGGGATTGTTCTTTTTGTTGCTGTGCTTTTTTAAGCTCTACATATTCTTTGTTAACGTCAACAAGTTTATTGTTAATATCAACAAGAGCAATCTTCATTTGCTCGATTTGATACTGAAGCTCACCAGCTTTAGTACACAAATCAATGTAGTCTTTCTTCAGTTGTTCCTCTGATCTCATTAGTTTTACTCCTTTTGCCTTAAGTGCTCTGCGTTGTTTTCTATTCAACTTCATATATGTATTATACCAAATTAGACTTAAAAAGTCAATAAGTATTACGCCGCTTACATAATATATATAATAATTGTGGCGTATTACTAAGTTACATATGTAGTTATTATACCAGTATTTTTTAGCTTGTCAAGTACTATTTTATAAGTAGTTGATATTATTACGATCAAAATTCTTGACAAATAATTCTTGTTTTTGTAAAAACGTTATGTTAATATACAAACATAACAGGAGGTACTATGGAATTAAATATTGGCAGATTGATTGATTGGGATGGCGAAGAAGGTCTTATCGAGGACGAACAAGGTGACGTTATACGCGTTACTTTCGAAGACTTCAATCCACATGACCTAAAACATGTTGTAGTCGGTTCTACTGTTATTATTACAGAGAAAGGCTACTTAGAGCTTACTTCACAAAGCTTTTCGCATTACCTCGAAGAGCCTTTTGATGAATTAGCTTTTATGGATGATTCTGATGATTCTGAAGAAGATA